CATGCACACCTAAAAGCTTATGCAAAAATTAATGAGGAATCTTTGGATAGGGCTAGGAGATTGCTTTGGTGGCATTACAACTGTTTACTGTGGGGAGAAGCTAACGTTACTAATTACATTTCTCGGCTCCGTACTTGGTTGTCAACTCCGGAAAAGTACCGAGGCCGTGATGCCCCAACCATTGAAGCAATCACTAGACCAATCCAAGCGGCTCAGGGAGGCAGAAAAACATCTTCGGGAACTAGAAAACCTCGTGGACTCGAACCTAGAAGAAGAAAAGTTAAAACCACAGTTGTCTATGGGAGAAGACGTTCAAAGTCCAGGGAAAGGAGAGCCCCTTCACCCCAACGTGCGGGCTCCCCTCTCCCACGTAGTTCGAGCAGCCACCATAGATCTCCCTCGCCTAGGAAATAAATTACCTGCTAAGCATCACTTGGGGAAGTTGTCAGGTTTATATCAAATGAAGGGTTGTACCTTTAACCCTGAATGGAAAGTACCTGATATTTCGGATACTCATTTTGATTTACAAGTAGTAAATGAGTGCCCTTCCCGAAATTGGAAATATTTGACTCCAGCCAAATTTTGGCCCAAGAGCATTTCCTACTTTCCTGTCCAGGCAGGGGTTAAAGCGAAATATCCTGACAACGTGATGCAGCATGAGGCAATAGTAGGTAAATATTTGAACAGGCTCTATGAAGCAGGAATCCTTTATAAGCGGATATCTAAACATTTGGTTACATTCAAAGGCAAGCCTTATAATTGGGAACTTCAATACCTTGTCAAGCAACATCAAGTTCCTGATGGGACAACAACCAGCAAAATCAATGGACGTGCGGAGAATCGAAGGAGGAGAGCTCCTGCTAAATCAATTAGCAGGCCGCATGATTCCGAAAGGGACTGTAACATGGTCGGGCAAATTTCCAACAATAGATCATCTATTAGACCATGTGCAAACAATGGAGGAGGTAAACACTCTTCAACAACAGGGCGCTTGGCCTGCTGGGGCGGGAAGACGATTGGGACTGACCAATCCTACTCCTCACGAGACGCCTCAGCCTCAGTGGACTCCCGAGGAAGATCAAAAAGCTCGCGAGGCTTTTCGTCGATATCAAGAAGAAAGGCCACCGGAAACCACCACCATTGCTCCTACGTCACCAACTCCGTGGAAGCTACAACCAGGGGACGATCCACTCCTGGAAAACAAGTCTTTACTCGAGACTCATCCTCTTTACCAGAATCCCGAGCCAGCCGTGCCTGTGATAAAGACTCCTCCCCTCAAGAAGAAGAAAATGCCTGGTACCTTCGGGGGAATACTAGCTGGCCTAATCGGATTACTGGTAAGCTTTTTCTTGTTGATAAAAATTCTCGAAATACTACGGAGGCTAGATTGGTGGTGGATTTCTCTCAGTTCTCCAAAGGGAAAAATGCAATGCGCTTTCCAAGATACTGGAGCCCAAATCTCTCAACATTACGTCGGATCCTGCCCGTGGGGATGCCCAGGATTTCTCTGGACTTATCTCAGGCTTTTTATCATCTTCCTCTTAATCCTGCTAGTAGCAGCAGGCTTGCTGTATCTGACGGACAACATGTCTATTATTTTAGAAAAGCTCCAATGGGAGTCGGTCTCAGTCCTTTTCTCCTCCATCTCTTCACTACTGCCCTCGGATCAGAAATCGCTCGTCGCTTTAATGTTTGGACTTTTACTTATATGGATGACTTCCTCCTCTGCCACCCAAACGCTCGTCACCTTAACTCAATTAGCCACGCTGTCTGTTCTTTTCTACAAGAATTAGGAATACGCATAAACTTTGATAAGACTACTCCGTCTCCTGTAAATGACATAAGATTCCTCGGTTACCAGATTGATCAGAAATTCATGAAGATCGAAGAAAGCAGATGGATAGAACTAAGGACTGTTATCAAGAAAATAAAAATAGGTGCATGGTATGACTGGAAATGTATTCAAAGATTTGTTGGGCATTTGAACTTTGTGTTACCATTTACTAAAGGTAACATTGAAATGTTAAAACCAATGTATGCTGCTATTACTAACAAAGTTAACTTTAGCTTCTCTTCAGCTTATAGGACTTTATTGTACAAATTAACTATGGGTGTTTGTAAATTAGCCATTCGACCAAAGTCCTCTGTACCTTTGCCACGTGTAGCCACAGATGCTACTCCAACACATGGCGCAATATCCCATATCACCGGCGGGAGCGCAGTGTTTGCTTTTTCAAAGGTCAGGGATATACATATACAGGAATTGCTGATGGTATGTTTAGCTAAGATAATGATTAAACCCAGATGTATACTCTCCGATTCTACTTTTGTTTGCCACAAACGTTATCAGACGTTACCATGGCATTTTGCTATGTTGGCCAAACAACTGCTATCTCCTATACAGTTGTACTTTGTTCCAAGTAAATACAATCCTGCTGACGGCCCATCCAGGCACAGACCGCCTGATTGGACGGCTCTTACATACACCCCTCTCTCGAAAGCAATATATATTCCACATAGGCTATGTGGAACTTAAGAATTACACCCCTCTCCTTCGGAGCTGCCTGCCAAGGTATCTTTACGTCTACATTGCTGTTGTCAGCCTTGACTGTACCTTTGGTATGTACCATTGTTTATGATTCTTGCTTATATATGGATATCAATGCTTCTAGAGCCTTAGCCAATGTATATGATCTGCCAGATGATTTCTTTCCAAAAATTGATGATCTTGTAAGGGATGCTAAAGACGCTTTAGAACCTTACTGGAAATCTGATTCAATAAAGAAACATGTTTTGATTGCAACTCACTTTGTGGATCTTATTGAAGACTTCTGGCAGACTACTCAGGGTATGCATGAAATTGCTGAATCCTTAAGAGCAGTAATACCACCTACCACTGCTCCTGTACCTACTGGATATCTCATTCAACACGAGGAGGCTGAAGAGATACCCTTAGGTGATTTATTTAAACATCAGGAAGAAAGAATAGTCAGTTTTCAACCAGACTATCCTATTACAGCAAGAATT